CGGACTATGCTGGCCTTGCCGAAAATCGTATTAGGCAAGACTCGCCGATGTTTTCGGATGTGGTGCGAACCTGAGGACTGAATCCCCAGCCCGCATGGTATGATGGTTCGCCCGATGTTCTGACTGGAGGTTTTATGATTCGAGTTGCTTTCATGTTGCTGATCCTGGCCATGCCGGCCTATGCCGGTCCGTTCAATTTGTTTCGCCCGCGGCATCAGTCCGCGGCACCAGCGGCCAGAACCGGATCCAGCCTATCAGCGCTGGAATCTGCCACGATTTCGGCACAGTTAGGCATGGCCGCCCACCGTGGCGGGTCCTATGCCTTCGAGGGTGTCGGCTACAGTTCGGTGTCCGCTGATGCGGCGCTTCGGAATTGTTGCTATTACGGCCAGCGACAGATAGTAGAATCTGCGGTGGTGCAGGGGAGCCGCGGTTGGTTCGCCTGTATTCGGTACAGGTAAAGGGGTGACTATGTTCGCAGTATTGCTTTTGGCATTGGCTGGTGACGCGAAGGGCCAAGCGGCCACGCCGCCCGCGAAGATCGAACTGAAGGGCCAGGCGGCCACGCCGCCGAAGACCATCAGCCAGTCCGCGAAGGTGGAAGCGGAGATTGTCCGGGAAGGGCGAATTAAGTGGCGCCGGCCCCGTTTGGTGATTACCGAATCGAAGTGATGCCGATAGGCTGCCTGACGGTCTGTTGGCACGAAACCCGGACACTGTCCGGGTTTCGTCATATAATGTGAATGCCGGTGACTCCTGCCGGCTTGCGGGACGCCAGCTGGCCGCGGAGAGATTCGCGGTCAGCTGGTTTTATGGCCGGGTTTTGACCTTGTTCAGCCAGGCGGCGGCATCGGCCCGGACCGATACATTCCAGGATTGCCAGTTCATCAGATGGCCGAACATCAGGTGGCATGGATCGCCACACAGTGTGATCAGATTATCGGGCGACAGTTCCAGTTCAGGGTTCACCTGAAACGGAATGATATGGTGGACATCCAGCGCCGTGGTCCGGCCACACGCGGCACAGGTCGGGAACCGTCTGAGGTGAGTTCCGCGGACTGTCGGCCACCGACTGGACCGTGGCCGGCCTGTTCCGATCGAGTTCGGAAGGTGGGTGAAGAATCCTTCCAGCACGGTCTTCAGCCATCCGAAGAACTGGTTCATGTGCGGTTTCTCCGATCGACAGGAACAAGGCCCGGGTTTCATCGTTCAAGGATGTTCGACCGGATCAGTTCCGTGCTGTATTCGGCAATGATTCGCCAGTCATCGCCGGCGTCACCATCGGCCAGTAGCCTGTCAGCGGCGAACTCCGCCGCCACCCTGAGTGGCACAGGATCCGGGATCCTTCCCCGATAGTTTGGCGCCTTCGGCACCGGCGCCGACTTGATCAGCGCCAGCGCTTGACATCCGACAATGCTAGGTACCAGCGTGGTGGACCAACCGATTTCCCGGCGTGCCAGCTGGCGCAACAGCTCCAGCGCGGCGCGGTCTTCCGCTTTCAGATCAGCCATGGAATCGTCCTCCGTGGGAACCCTTGAACCGTGGCGAAGATCCACGCGTCACCCTTAGCCAGCATCGAGTGGATCACATCCGAATCGGCGTAAAATCCTTCCGGTCCCGGTTCGCCAGGGCCCACAGGGCCAGTGTGGGCATCCGGGCCCCAGCTGTTATCGAGACGGCCCACTTCTCGTCCAGTTGCCAGCCGAGTGTAACCGCTAAGGCACATTGCATGCGCCCATGAACCGGATGCCTGGCATTCGCCATCGGCGTTCCTGCCCATGCTGAATCCCTGATTCGAACAGATGCTGATTCCGTATCCGTTCACCAGCGCCTGTTTCGCCGCCTTCCACGACTGAACACGCGTGACGGCACGGACCGGATGTGATCTGGACAGGGCTTCTAGATCATCGGGGCATCCAGACTGTCCCCACTGTCGGCATCGGCTTTCGGAATAGTTGGACAGGTCATGTTCACCCAGTTTCTGCTGAGGCAGGATACCCCAATCACGAACGAAGGTGGCGGCCCATGCACCAATGGACCCGTCATGGCGGCCTAGTTTCCCCTTGCCGACTTCCACACGGCTGCCACCATAGATCGGTTCCGGCGCCAGGCTGGTGAACAGTTCCGGTTCCCCGCTGGCAATCTCAGCCAGCATGGTGTATTCGATGGCCCTGGCCGCGGCGAACGCCACGCATGATCCGATTCGGCCTTGATTCCGCGGTGGCAGCAGATGGCCAAGAACCTTCCGGGCCATGTCCCACAGATAACATTCGGCAGGGAAGTCTTTGGTTTCGCCGATCGGCGTCAGGCTGGCATCCAATTCCGGCAGGGTTGCAACGATCTGGTCCACTTCCTCCGGTTCGTCCACCCACCCTGGCAGATAGTGATCGGTCATCGGCATGACTCCAGCGCGGACCTGACTCTAGCTGACAGTTTCGCGGCCCTGTCGCGTAAGACCGGCGACAGTGGCACATCCACGGTTCCCATGCTCGCGGCCCATTCCTGCGCGATTCTTTCGCGAATGGCGGTCAGGCTGCCGTCACGGACGCCGGCGGCCTTTCGGGCCTTGACCATGGCCTGATAGAGGTTCTCAGTGGTCTGGATCGAAGGATTCACGGCGATGGTTTCGGCTTGCCTGTAGGTTTCGATCAGGCGGGCCAGCTGGTCCGCCTGTCCCTGTTCCTGAAGCCCACCTAGGATTCCCTTCAGCGCCGTGGCCAGTGCATCAGGTTGGGGGCCCGGATCCGGTCCCGGCGCCTGGCCGATGATGATGGTAGTGATGGCCGGCGGTGTCGGCACATCAACCACGCAACTGTATGCCAGCAGACGGTAGCGGCCCGGCAGCGCGGCACTGACCACCGTGGATTTACGATCGGATAACAGGTCCGATGGGAACACATTCAGCCCCGGATCCAGCGGAATAAACCGGACCAGTTTTCCGTCTGTCGTCGCGGTGACGGTGACGAACCCGGCGACTTCCCCGCGGATCTCCGGAGGCACGGAAAGCTGTCCGAACAGCGCCAGGATAAGAAATGTCATTTCAGGGGTTCCGTTGGTCCGATTTTCGAGGGCCGGGCCATGGTAGTCATACATGAAAGGTTATCAATTTTTTGGCCTATGATGGTGGTGTTCGTGTTCTGTTTTTTCTGTTCTTCGATCATTTCGTCAAGCTGGCGAGTGGTTTCCTTAACAAAACTAATGTGAAGATCCCGAACCGGAATCAGTAGATTATGCGCAACCCACCAGACGCCAGCACCAAGGCCGGCCAAAATCAGATACATCAAGAAAGTATTCGGCCCTAGGTCCTTGGCAATGTTGGGATCCATGGTGATGTCCTCCATATATGCAGATTCTAATCGGGAAGGGTCATCAGCAGGATAGCCTTGTGTAAGTATTTCGTAACCACCTGTAGGCCGAATTCAGCCAGTGGCATCATGCCAGGATTCAGCGCGCGGTATCCTCCGAGATAAGTGTCGGCCCCGTCATGATGCTGGGCCAGATCCTGAGTGAACATGATGTGCTTCCACTTCCGACATGTCCGGGCCCAGCGTAGCCATTCCGTTATCATTCGGTTGGGCCAGTGGTGTAGGACATCCTTCATCAGCGCCAGTTCAGCAGACGGAAGGGATTCCCGGTCCGTGTAGATGTCTGCCCGGATCCACGCATGATTCGGGTATGCGGTCCGAAGTCGGCTGATGTTCGAGTCGGTGCAGTCCACGCCGACATAGTGATGGATTCGTAGGTGAGTGCCTACCACTCCGTCGCCACAGCCAAGATCCACCACTGACTGGATCTTTCCGAAGCTGATCAGGGTGTTAATGTAATCGATATATGGCCGCGCTTCCGTGGTTGGTGAACTGCCGGTTCCGGAACCATTACCCCATAGTTTCTTCTGGTAGATGTTCTCGAATGTCATGGCGGAATCGGTGATGTCCGCCTGTAGTTCGGCGAACAGCTGGAAGACGCGCGCTTCCTTGGGCAACACCCACTGTGGGCTGCCATAGGCTGACTTGCCTACCGGGATGTCTTTCTGCCTGAACAGTTTGCCCTGGCATCTGTGGACCACCAGTGGCTTCGCTTTTTCCACGCCGCACAAGAACGCGGTTTTAACCCATGGGGCCGGGCCCATGCAGTGCCACAGTTCCCGCTGATTGATGGCCGAAAAAGCTACGCGCCATGTGTCCTGATCGCCGAACATGTGGCTATAGTAAAAGTCGGAATGCTGGTTCATCCAGTGGGCCAGCACTAGAACCCTCCAGCACTTCACCCTGTCGAACGCCAGCTGGCCGCCTTGGATGGCATCGACACCATTGGCACCATCTGGCCAAACCGTAGCCCACTTAACGGTGTTGTAATTGCCAGTCAGGTCATGCCAGAACACGAATGGCGCTTTTTCTAGTTCGTTGAATAGCGGCGCTGGATCGTCGACAAAGTAGGCATCAGCGTCAAGGTATGCCACGCGACGAAGGCCACAGTGAACCAGTGCATGCAGTTTCTGTTCCCAGCCACGAAGGATTCGCGCCGGTCCATGTCGTTCGGCATGGGTCACGGAATTGATAATCTTCACTCCATCGATGCCAGAGAACAGGCGAAGGTCCAGCGGTTCCAGTTGGCCGCGGTGCCATATCTGAATTGGCAGATTGGAACCAGTTTCGCGAAGCATTCGACAGGCGATGACCAGATGTTCTTGAAACTTTCCACCACCCACCATGACAAGGCCATCGCCATCGGCGTAAGGTGATGGCAAGGATTCAGTCCGTTTTACCAGTTCCTTGAAGTTCTCCAGATGCCTGGCGACGATCTCCGGATCATGGGCCCATTCCCGCGTTTTCTCCGCCCGCTCAGGAGCTTGAATCGGATCGATTAGACCGGGAACGATTTCACGCATTGTTTTTTTCCCGATAGTCCGGACATCTAAGACATGATCTCCATTTCGTCACGGCCAGTCCGGACACGACACAGTTCCCATGCAGTCGGCATTCATGCCTGGCACCACATCCGCACGATGGTCTGGCATCGATCATGGGGCCGAGATGAAGGCATGGTTTTCCGGTTCTCGCTTTTGACAGTGCCGACAGCGCCTTCGCTATGCGAACCTTATGGTTATGTGTTGGCCGTTTTAGCCACTGAATGATGGAATCCTTGTGAACCAGCCAGTCCCGGGTTCTGTCGATCCAGTCCGGTGGCCGGTGGCCTAGCATTTTTAATGAATCCGCGGCGTCCAGATACAGAATGACACCCATGGCCGCGGCGGTTTCGATAATGGAATTGATGTTAGGCATTGTTTCCGCACACGGTTGATTCTTCCTGCCCGTGATATTGGCCAGGGAAATTAGGGAGTGAACAAGTGCAGCCTACAGAACAGTTATTTTCTAGTATCCCCCATTCCATAGTAAATTCGTCCCATATCCATACACAGTTTCCAGTACATTCAGCAGAACCAGATTCGGAACCAGCAGAACCAGATTCGGAACCAGCTGAACCAGATTCGGAACCAGCTGAACCAGATTCGACCGAACCAGAAACAGAACCAGATTCGACCGAACCAGAAACAGAACCAGATTCGACCGAACCAGAAACAGAACCAGATTCGACCGAACCAGAAACAGAACCAGATTCAACGGAACCGGAAACAGAACCAGATTGAGAACCAGATTCCAAGGAACCAGAAACTGACCCAGATTCCAAGGAACCTGATTCAGAACCGGAAACCGATCCTGAATCCGAACCTGATTCAGAACCGGAAACCGATCCTGATCCAGAACCGGATCCGCTGCCAGGACAACAGGCGCATGGCCCTATGTTCTGCTGATAGGACACTAGAGTTCTGAACCTCCGGGAATGCACAGTGTTGTTTTGGTAATGATTAGTTCACCGTCTACACATTCCACATTCGTCACCACCTCAATGGTCAAGGATCCGGACGGGCATCCACTGGTTGAACCGGATTCGATGACAGAACCGGATTCAGAACCTGATTCGCTTCCGGATTCGATGACAGAACCGGATTCAGAACCTGATCCGCTTCCAGATCCGCTTCCGGATTCTTCTACCGCGGCGGCCACCTGTATCAGATACATCGGTTCACCGGCGGAAGTTAGGCCGCCCAGCCTTCCAAGGTATCTTTTCACTTCCGGTATATCTGAATTGACATCCCTGATTCGGATGTCGGAATAATCGTAGTATGTGTTGGTTCCGGGATAATATCGAAGCAGTTTTCCCGGATAGGTTCCGTTGGCATCAGTGCTAAGGGATGTGACACGAACAGGATGGACGATCGGCGCGGAGTATCCTGTGTCCTGTTCTCCGTTTAGGCCGCCACCAGCATTTAGGCAGAATTGTCCGCCTTCAAAAGCAATGAGCATTTTGGCCAAACGGCCCATGCTTTCATCGTCTATAAGGTATCCAGCCATGTTTCACCCATCTAACTACAAAGCTGGAAATGCCACCCTAGGGTAGATGTGAAATGTTGCAAATGTTCTGGCATCGCCCGGGTTGATGGCGAACCCGGAAGCATCCAGATATACGGCGTTGGCTGCCGGAATGCCTGGTGCCGACATGATCTCCACCAGTGGACCTGTGGGATCATTCACATCAATCTGCCGCTTGCCCTTGTTCGCAACCACCCATGCCCAGCCATCAGGACGGTATTCGAAGGTCAGCTGCCAGCGCCAGTAGCTTACACCGTTTTCGTACGCCAGGCTGGCACTGACACCGTTTAGCTTCGTAAGTGCTGTGCCGATAACATAAGGTCCGATGGTGTAGCTTGTGCTGTTCAAGTAGCCAATAGCTCCGATCCAGGCAGCGGTTGGTGGATCGGATGAGTTGTAGCCAACCGTAATTGTCGCGCCACCCCTTACGATCTCGGGAACAGGTATGAATGGATCACCGGCGCTGTTTTCAAGTGGGCTGCCAAATCTGTCGTATTCAATCGCGTATGGGTATGCGTTTGAACTAATCGAGTAATCAGGTGGCCGAGATAGTGGATTCTCCACTCGACTGGCTGGAGGCTGGCCTTGTTGCTGGGTATCTACAGCAGGGTTTCCGGAAGGCGCGGAATTGGCCCCAACCATGTCAGTGTTGTAGGCATACTGTGCCGTGACGCGCCACAGTCGAGGATCATTCTGGTCCTGTTGCGGCGAAAGGCTAATGCAGAAAGCGTTCGCGTCATCAGGATAGACGGAGAAGATGGCCGGCAGTGACGGGTGAGATCCAGCGTAGAATGGACCGTATGTGTTCGAGTCTGTTTTCACCAGAAAGACGCGAGTGTATGTCCGGTTGAATTTAGCGTCCACCGTGGCCTGTCGGCCATCAGAAACTTCTGTAAATAGTGTATATGCCATATTTCACCTACGGTTTCGGCAGTGCCATGATTGTCTTAAACATGTTGGCTTTATGCGCGGCGTTCACCAGTTCATCGAGTCGCTTGACTTGCTGATCAGCCTGATTTTTTGCGTTATCCATGGCCTGTTTCAAAAGGCCAGGCACATCTTGCGCCTTGCCATCTGCTTCCATGCGGGCCCTGATGTCTGATTCGATGAGGCCGGCTGAACCGGCCAGCTGGGCCGCCGCTGGTTCCGCGGCCTTTGGGCCAAATTCTTTCAGGAATGCTTCGATGTCGGCACCGACACGGCGACGCATGGCGGCTTGGAAACGGTTTTTTTCCGGACCGGCAGCTTGATTAACTTCAGCCAGGGCCATTCTCATCTTTTCTGTAAACTTCTCAAAAGGCGTGGCAAAGTCTGTGAACATCTTGCTGGCCATGTCGCGAACATTTTTGTTCATGGTTTCGACTTTTGCCGCGGCTTCCTTTGCGGCGGCGGCTTGTGCTTGCACTGCCTTGGCGTTGGCATCCAGTGGAGGCTTTGCAGCTTTCGCGGCAGCGGCCAGGTCGGCCATGGCCTTCGCGGCGGCGTCCACCTTGGCCTTGTCTTGCGCCGCTGCCTGATCCCTTAATTTCTTAAAAGCATCTTCCACCGGTCTTAGGTTCGTTCCTGCCGCAAATCCTTGATTTTTTATCTTGTCAGCTTCGGCCTTGGCCGCGGCGATCTGTTCCGGCAGTGCAGCATGTTCTTCAGCACTGATAACCATTGTAGACAGAAGTGTACGCCCACTACCAAAGGGTGACCACCCGGTTGTCCAGAACTTCGTCTGTTCAAGCATCATCACCTTCATTTCAGATAAGACCACCTTTAATAGACTTGCGGCATCGGAAATATAATCTTTGAAGGTAATGGCGCCTTTTATTAGTTGCTCAGCAACAGTAAATGTCATGTCCCTGGCAAACTTAAAAGTCTCTTGTAATCCTTTCCCCTTATCCTTGGGATCGATGACTGGCAGGAATGTATCAGCGATCATTCGGACCGTCTGAAGGATTCCATCCATGACTCCGCGGAATCCGGCCAGGGCTTGCGCTGGGTCAAATGTTTTAATTAGTTCGGCGCCAATGTTTCGCAAGACTTCCTGAAATCCAGCCTGTGCCATGGCCAGCTGATGTTCGACTGATTGTTCAAGTTCCATTGCCGCGGCGGCCACCTTTTCTGAACTACTGGCCGCAAACACTGCATCAATAGCCGTAGCTGTTAAAACAGTCCCTTGGCGAACCATTTCCATGGCCTTATTCACATCGACCACTTCGCCAGTCACAGTGGACAATTTTTTAGCCAGTTCTTCCATTACTGGTATGCCACCGGCTTGAAGTGCCTTTAACGGCGCTTCTGTTGCTGCGGCGTTTGCTTGCAGCTGATTGACGGCACCGATGACGGCGTTAAAACCTTCAGCGCCTGAACCCATCAAAAGCGCTGCGTTCCTAGTTTGATTTATGACATCGACGGCACCTTGCGCGGACAGACCTTCGGACATCAAAGATTTGAAGCCTTTTGCCATTTCCTCAAACGGAACACCAGTGGCCATGGCTGCGTCGCTAAGGGCCCGAACCGTTTTTTTTCCGGCGTTCATGTTGTCCATCAAAGCACCCATGCGGATGCCGGCTGATTCCATCTCAGCGCCCATCTGCAGGATGTTTGCAGCCAGTCGAACCGGGGCCATCACGAACGTCTGAAACACGCCACGGATCATCTGCATGCCGGCTTTCATGTCGGCCAGCCCCTTGATCCCGGTGGCGCTAAACAGGTTGCTGGGCATCATAGATGCCATGGATTTTCTGGCGGTGTTCGCGACACCGGAAAGAGTGGTCAGAGACTGGGTGAAGGACTGAAGACCACGGGCAGCGGCGGCACCACCCCAAGTGACGGAAACGGAAAGGTTAGCTGTCCGGGCCATGCTTCCGTCCCCCTAGACCTGACAGGAAGTTCCGCGCTTCCTCCACTGTGGCCGGCTTCTGATTCCTTGATTCCGGTTCGCGAATCAGGAAGTCAGACACCTTCGCCTGTTTCGACCACGGCGCCACTCCGGCCCATGCCGTCATGGCGGCGTGAAGATCTGACCGATATGGTCCCCATGGATCGATTGAGATCAAGGCCACCCATTCGTGCAGCTCCGCGGCGGTCATTCGTTCGGACAGTTCGGCCACGGTCATTCCCAAGGTGGCCGCCAGGCGGAACATGATTCGCCTGATCGGCCTGTCCCTTAGTTTTTTTCCGCTTCTCCGTTCGGCCTCATGCCATTCAAATCGATCGCCGCTTCCCACAGTCGATTGACGATGCCCGCGGGAAAGTCGCTGACTGTGCGTAGATCGGCCAAGTTAAAGAGAAGATTGCCTTCGGCATCGGCCATGGACAGGATCAGCAACCGGGCCCGGATGTCCCGGAATCGGCTTTCATCCGTCTGTGCCAGCTGCCAGGCGTCGAACTGATCGCGCTGGCCGGCGGTGATCTCCCGGAGAAACACTGTTCCATCCCATTCAGGAATCGAAACCTCGATGGTTCTCAGCTTCGCCCGAGATAGAATCGCCGCCTTATCCAGCGCCATCATTCATCACTCCTAGTATTTGTCACTGATCTGCAGGGTGACAGTATACCGGAGGGCTTCGTCTCCAGCGGCGATTTCCGGATTTCCCACTTCGGTGACATACCCATCGTATATGTACATATCATCAATTGTGGCGCCGGGAAGGTTGATGGTGATCCGGGTATGTGTGCCACCAGTCAACCGGTTCTTCAGGCTGGTGTACTGATTCGATGCCGTGGTGGTGTCATCAAGGAAGATGGTCAGCTGTACCGTTCCTTCGTCCACGCGGGCCGGCAGGCGTTGAATCTTCGTGTCCGACAGGCCGGTTACATCGGCCATGTTCTTGGTCAGCGTCAGGCCGCCGATAGAAATCAGGTTACTGATCGCCGTGGCGGCGCCAGGGCTGCCAGAAGTCAGCGTGGCCACCGACGCGGTGGATCCAGCGGGAAGTACCAGTGCCATGTCTCAGTCCCCCTAATAGGTTCCCACCACATCCACTGTGGTGATTCGTGCCAGTTCGTCCGTGCCATCCGCGGCGAACTCCGCCTGGTCATTCTCATCGTCTACACGAAGGGAATGAATGGTGGTTCCAGATACTACCAACCTTGAAGGGCTGGCCTGAACGGCGGACACTATCCAGTCCACCACATTCTGCGTTTGTGAACGGGTTTCCGCAACAATCATGAACTGAACACGTTCGGTAAATGTCGCCGGCGTCCCTGCCAGATACAGTTCGCGAGCGCGACTTATTCCTTGATACACGACATAGGGCAGCGGATTATCGACCGGCGCTGATTCAGGGGATATCCCACCCGGAATCGTTGCGGCATAGCCTGCCTGTGCCGCCAGATGAGTCCGAAGTAGTTTTCCCAACAGGCTCATTTTTTCCCCTGTCGCTGTTTTGCAGCCATTTTGGCAAGCTGTGCTTGCATCTCGGTTATGGTCAATGTTTCGATTTCGCGTGAATGAGTGTCTAGGGCCGGACGTAGAAATGGCCTGGCTGGCACTAAGCGGCGTTTGTTTGATCGCCACAGTTTCGCTAGAAAACCTTTTTCCACAAGGTGGGAATACCATGCCGGCCTTACGGTGATCAGGGTATTCCTAACTGCAGCGGTTTTTCGATTAGGCCGATACCAACGAACAAACACCCGCTGTTTGGCTTTCCTGGCGGCGCCCACATAGGTGGACCATGCCAGGGCCCAGCGAACATCTGCACCGAATCCAGACTTTTTCCCCGCTTTTCGTACATTGTAATCCATCGACTTTTTGAGGGCGCCACTAAAACCATAGTACCGGTAAGTTTTACCCTCAATTTTGATAACCGACTTTCGACTCGGCACCTTTGCCCTAGCTGTTTTCCTAATCATCCTACCGGCCTTCGTTGCGGTTCTCTTGATCGCCTTGTCAAGTTCCTTGATAGAATCTCCGAACATCGTGATAAGCCTGTTCATTTCCGGAACACTGAATGCCAGTCCTTGGTTTCTGGATGGATTCATGGTGTCACCTCCGCCGCGGTGATCACGGTAAATTTGACATCAGATTCATGTGGCATGGTTGCGAAGAAGTTTAGGTATTTCGATTTCCAAACACACCGATGGGTGGCCAAGACATCGGTTCGATGACGAATCATGATCTTGAACTGAACCGTGCTGTACTGATGGTTCGCCAGTTGCGATTCTCCACCGGATGTGGCCAGCACATTCGCCCAAACGGTGGCGTAAGTGGCCCATGTCCTGGCTGGCTGGCCATAGGAATCCACCGTGTCAGTCGATGACTGAAGTTCAATGGTGTCCCGCAACTGCCCGATGGATGGAGAGGCCATCAGTTATAGCCTCCATCCTGATAAAGTCGGAGGATGGAATCGACCGCCAGCGGAACTTCCTGCCCGAACTGGCCCACCGCTTCGCGATGTTCGTACCAGTGTGCCACGATCATCCGGATGGCGGTCTTCAGCATCGGCGGCACGGCGGCACCGCTCGAACCAAATCCGCTGATGAAATCCACTTCCACGGCGCCGCGCTGGCCGGTGTAGGTGATCGGCCAGACTTCGAGCGCCGGAACGACGATTCGCGGCGGATTGTCGTCCAGCAGTAGTTCGTAGTCAACATCGACCGTCATGGTCTGCTGGCTGCCGTTTTGATCATAGTACCGAATCCGCGGCGTGGAGTAATTGATGGCGGCAATGGTGTTTGCAGCGGCGCTGATGGCCGGGGACCGTGGCAGCTCGATATCCGTTCCAGCGGGGAATGTGTCTAGCGTCAGTCTGTATGCGGTGTATATCAGGCTACGGCGGGTGAACCGTTCAATGTGTTCGCGGGCACCGGCAGCCATGGCGCTTATAGTGGAATCCTCCGTGTTGACATCAACACGGAGGTATTCCTTGAGATCGGCCAGCGTCACCGGTTCGACGGCGGGCAGGGCCAGGGTTTTGAGGTTCATCGTTCCTCCGTCTTCCGTTTCCGGCGTTCTGGAACTTCATGAACCGGTGGGGTGAGACTGACAGGATTTTCAACTGGTTCAGCCAGTCGGGCCGTCACCATGCTGATGGCGTCACCGTCCGGCAGCTCCACGACATCGCCAGGGGCGTAGCCTTGAAGGGTCGTCACGCACTGAACCAGAATTCGAATCTTCATCAGTTCACCCCATAGGATTCGCCGAATCATCAGGCGGCTGGCTGAGTCAGCTTCTTGATGGCGGCGGACTGAGCCACCTTCGCGTCCGTCCGGCGGACGGCCATGAACCCGGTGGCGTATGCGTCAGCATAGCGTTCATTGAGCCGAACGATCTCGATGTCGCCGGCATCACGAATGTAATACTTTTGGAAGTCACCAAACAGCATGGTGACGGCGCTGGCGGCGATGGAAGACGCCATGGCATTGTTGACAACGACAGGGTAGCCCAACAGACGCGGGGCGTTCCCGTTGAGCAAATCAAGGAACAGCGGACGGTTCTGAAGGTCGGCCAGCTGAAGGATGCTGTTCCAGATGCTTTGATGCATCATGAACGCGCCATTCTGCTGGTAGCCGAAGTCCAGACTGTTCCGAAGGGCCATGACATTGGCAAGCGTGATGGTGGTGGTAGTCGCGGCGGTGACGCCGGCGCTGGCGCCAGTTACGACACCCTGCGCCGTGGTGGTGCCGTTACCGGTGGCATGGTCCGTAGCTTCCTTCCGCCCGATTCGTTCACCCAACAGGCTGGCGATTTCGCTGGCTAGGTCTAGCCCTGAGTCGCGAAGAAGTTCGTTGCTCACCTGAATTAGCGATTCGTAGCGGTAGGCGCCCAATATCACCTGGCCGAAGGTCATGTCGGTGGCGGCTGGCGCTGTGTTTTCCGTTCCCACACCGGCGCTGTTGCTGGTGTCATCGATCGTCGGAAAAGGAAGACTGATTCCTGTCTCGGTGGTAATGATCCGAGACACGGTTCGGAGCGGGTTGTAGAAAACGATCTTCTTTTCAAGTTCCGCAAGGAATCCCTGCGGTATCGTGTATCCACCGCTGGCCGCGGTGGTGCTGTTGGCGCGCAGGCACAGTTTCGGATCAGCGATGTTCAGCCCGGTTCGCTTGGCCGCGTCAAGTTCAGCGCGACTAGCTTGCTGACCGAGAAACCAGCCACGAAGGGCCAGCGCGCGATCCTTTTCAGCGTTCTTGTCGTTCAGATCCCTAACGAACGCCGGGGCGCCGATCGGGGCGGGAAGGGAACGACGATTCGAAACGGGATTATCCATGACGGCCTCCAATTTTGCGATACGATCGATCAACGAGTTTTTCTCAACGTCTGGCGCGGACGCGGTTGCTGCCTCTGTTTCATAGCCTTCAACCATCGACTCACACGCGGCAATCCTAGAATCCAGATCAGCCAGCTGGGCCACGATGGCCTCAACCTTGGCTTCTTCTTCCGCTGTCCATGCGCGGGTTTTCAGGATATCCCTGAGTTCCGCCCCTTGGGTTTTAATGGCGGCCTGTTCGGCCACCAGCTTGGCGCGTTCGTTCATCGTCCATCTCCGGCGGCCAGGCCGCTGATTCCGATCGAAAGATTTAGACGACGGAGACGGTCCGCCGCCAGCCAGCCATCGCGCGATCGGAGCGCAATAGTGGTATCCGTGTAAGCGGGGATGGCCACCACGGAAACTTCGACCAGCTGAAGGTCAGTCACCGTTCTGATCCGTTCCCCGTCTCGCGTGGTCCAGTGATCACCACCGGGCTGGACCACAAATCCGAATGACATCTGTGATACATCGCCGCGGCGTACCAGTTCGACCAGATCGCGGCCATAGCTGGTATCGGGAACCGATATTCCCACCTTCAGCCCGCGGTCATCAGTGGACAGTTTAAGTGTGCCGTTCTGGCGCCGGCCCAGCACCATGGCGGTGTCATGGTTCATAAGAGCGCGAACATCCGCGGTGTCATCTTCAAGGGTTCGGCGGAAAGCGGCCCTGTCGATCTTTTCCCGGAATCCGCCGAGATTTTCAGAAAGGGTATCAAACAGGCTGGCATAGCCTATCAGTTCCCCGGCGGCATCGGCGGTGAATGATCCCAGCGCGCGGCGTTCCATGGTCATCCCTCCAGTTCGTCGGCGCGGTCCATCTGGCCGCCGATCTTTTGAGCCCATCGGCGCCCTTCGTCGTCACCCCACAGCGCCCATGCAATCCTGCCGGCGCTTGGGAATCCATCCTGTCCCGGCGCCCAGCCTTCGCCCTGCTGGTCCACTTCATGCCTGGCAAAGTAGCTGATCATGCGGCGTATGGTTTCAGGACTAATCTGGATGCCGTTCGACAGATCCCGGGCCCTGGCCACTCCCACAGCTGTACCACCGCGGCCATGTTCACGGCGCCATTCCAGTCCCTGCTTAGCGGCGTTGCGGACACCATCGGGTGGCGTGAAATCTATTTTTGAATACCGTGAAGGCACTGCCCGAACCTGAAGGCTTCTGACGATCTGTTCTGGTGATGTGTTCGCTTCCAGACCGGCGAATATCTTGGCCACGGCGGCAGGCGACAGGAATGGGAAAGCTGATTCAATGATCGCTTTGGCATTCGCTGGCGGAATCAATCCCTGAGCCACTTGGCTAACCACCGTTAAAAGCGAATCAATCTGGGCACCATTCAAAGCGGTGGCGGCCACATCCACCGCTGGTGAAGGCGTTTCAGTCGTGATAAGTGGCTGATCCAGTGGAGATGATCCACCAGCTGGCGCCACAGGCCCCGGCTGGGTTCCCATGGGCATCATGTTCATCGGCATCATGTAGGTGTCGCCACCCTCGACGGGTTCCAGCTGTTCGAGGGCGCGGACCTCGTTAACAGAAAGCCAGCCCCAGTTTCGCCCGATGCTGTATGCCTGATACCGGGATGCCAGGTCAGTTCTTAGTAGACCGTCCACATTATGTTCGACATATAGGGCCGATGATTCAGTCAGAAGTTTTCTGCGGATTTCTTGTTCGATCCTAACGAGCCACGGACGAAGGCATTCACTGAGAAAGGCGCTGTTTTCTTGCTCAAGGCTGGCATAACTTCCGCCGTCCTTCACCCGTAGCTTCGAAACCGGGATGTTAAACCACCTGGCGATTTCCTCGATCTGATAGGCGCGGGTCTGCAAGAACTGGGCATCGTCCGGCGGAATGCTGGTCTGGCTCCACTTCAGTCCTTCCTCCAGCACCGCCACGCGGTGGGCATTGTCGATGCCGGAATGGAGTCTTTCGAAGTCACCGCGGAGGCGGGCCCTGGCATCGTCGGACAGTCTTCCGGGATGTTCGAGGATGCCGGAAGGTCTGGCACCTGAGCCAAACATCGAAGCGCCAAACTGTTCGCATGCCAGCCCCAGTCCGATAGATTCGCGGGCCTTCGCTATCACAGAATATCCCACCACTCCATCAAATCCCGGCCCCGGCAGATGAAGGACATCAGACTGGGCCAGTACGACTTGCGGGCCGGTTTCATGCCGGTAGACATATACCAGATTTCCGCTAATGTCTCTTGTCACCGTGACAGTGTTCGGAGTCAACAGCCACAGACGGATGGCCCTGCCCTGACTGTCGCGTTCGATTTCGGCGTAGCCGTTCCCCCATGTCAGGGCATGCGCGGTCCATGCTTCGCGGAACTGGCTGGCGGTCATCTCCGGGTTCGGTTCCCAGCGGAGAAGATCGGCAACCATAAGATCATCAGCCCGGCGGCGTCCGCCAGGTTCGCGACGATACACATGGATGGGCAGGGTGGCCACGGTTTCACTAATGATCCGTACCGCTTGCCAGACCGGTGAAAAGTTAAGGGCCGAGATTTCATCGACTGATACGCCGGCGCTGGAAACAGCGCCACCGAACAGTGATGTAAGGGCCGGGTCCATGTAGGTTTTGGCCCGCGTGGCCGGACGGCCTAGACCGATCAGATTCATGATCCGTTCGGTGATGGTCATAACAGCGCCAGTCCCCTCGATTCGTACACCGATGGTACAGTCTTTCGGGCCCCGCCGGCTTCGCCGACACGGGCCCTGGCCACGGCCATGATCGAAGCCACCAGCAAGTCGATCTTCTCAGAAGATTTTCCCTTGCTTGGCTTAATGTTGCCGGCGGCATCGGATTCAATGCTGCAGTTTCCTGTACACCAGCGCAATACCGGGTGGCCGGAGTGCCGAAGTTTTTCTGCGATCATTAACGCCTCGAAGTCTTTGGCCGCCGGTGACATCGAGGCGTAGCCTTGGCCGAAGGCCACCACCGAAAGGCCATCACTTATCATCTGCTGGGCCAGCTGGGCACAGTTCCACCTGTCGATGGCGATGTCCACGATTCGGTACTGTTGGGCCAGCGACTTGATCCTTTCATATACGGCATCATATTCAATGACATCGCCATCAGTCACCGTCATGAATCCGGCATGGGCCCACTGGTCGAACCGTTGACGGTTTGTTCGTTCCCTGTTTTTCAGGGCACCGCGGGGCGCCCAGCAGAATGGCTCCAGCCAGATGGTGCCATCATCAAGGGGGAACGCCAGCAAGAACGCGGACAGGTCCATGGAACTGGACAGGTCGAGGGCCCCATAGCAGACACGGCCAGCTAGGTCAGGACGCGGACACTGGCAGCGGTCCCATGCGTCAGGAGCCAGCCATCGGGTGACGGTGTCGGTCCACTGGTTCAGGTGGAGGCGCCGGAATGCCAGTTCCCTCGCGGGTGACATCGCCGCCTCTGCGGCGGCCTGTTCGAGATATTCGGGCCTGACACTGACGCCATATCCCGGATTAGCATCCCTCCATGTTTCAGGTGATTTCCAGTCGGCGCCATCAGCGGCGCCATAAAGCACTGGCAGGAAGGTGGGATCGATGATGGATCCGTCACGGACACCGCGGGCATACATATGAAGTTCAAAGCATAGGCTGGACCGATCATGTCCAGCGGTGGTGATCGCCATGGTGATCGGCTGGGCCCTGGCCGCCACCGATGTCGTCAGGACATCCCACAGTTCACGATTAGGCTGGGCGTGCAGTTCGTCAAAGATGATTCCGGAACAGTTTAGGCCATGTTTGGTGTAAGCATCAGCTGACAGGGCCCGATATCTGTTCCCCTTTCGGGTAATGATTTCCTTCCGTAGAACCTGGCACCGGCTGGACAAAACCGGATTTGATTGGACCATGCGACTGGCCAGGTCGAAGACGATTGATGCCTGTTCCCTGTCTGCCGCGGCGGAGACGATTTCCGCGCCCTGTTCATTGTCAGCGAACAACAGGGCCAGCGCGATTCCAGCGGCCAGTGTGCTTTTTCCGTTCTTCCTTGGGATCTCGATGTATGCGGTCCTGAATCGCCGAAGGCCATCAGGGCCAAGAGTGCCGAACAGCGGAAGGATGATGTCCTGATATTGCCATTCGGACAGGGTAAACGGTTCGCCGGCGCGGATCCCTTGGACATGGCTGAGGCAGTGCTGGAAGAACAGCCGGATATCTTCGGCCTTCAGCCGCCCAGTAGCCGAAGGATCGGGTTCTCCCTTGCCTGTTGTGCCGCGGCCCCGGCGGCGCTGATTTCCGCCACGGTTTCCGCTGGCAACTTCGTGTGGCCGCGGGTTCGCGGGCACAGATACAACAGCTGAAGACTGGTGGCCACTTTGGTTTCGAGTTCGGTTAGTTCTCGAAACACTGGATGAAACTTTACGCCGTTTGGAGTTGGAATCATGGGCTCCGACAGACTGGCGCGGATGGCGTTTAGCTGACTGATCCGATCCAGTTGATGACTGGTCTGAATCACGATGTCCAGATCCACGGCGCCGCCGATTCCGAGATGCTCCAGATGTGTCCTGATTCGCTGATAGATTTTCAGGGTTTGGCCTTTTAGTCCTGGCGGTTTTAACGGAAGCGGGCCGCCGGCCTTGAGCCAGCTCTGGCGATTGACTGTCTTTCTTCCTTTCCTTGCCATTTTTCACCAGAATTCACCCTGAAGTTCGTACAAATACGCGTTCTAGTACCCGTGGGCGGTCTTGCTGACTATAGGGGGGTATTTTTTGACCCCCCTATCTATTTTTTTTTGCTTATAGGTTAGGCCTTGGAGGACAACAGCTGAATCACGAACCGAAGGACTGTCAGAACCAGAACCGGATTCAGGCCGGCCACTGGATGTGTGCCATCGACTTCAGATTCGTCCGGCGCTTGCGTAAGGTTATCAAGCGCGGCGATGGCTTCGTCTTCCGATATGCGGACATGGCTGGCAGCCACGATAGGACCGGGCCCACCCTGAGTGATGAACATTCTGCCGAAGTAGGAAAGAACCCGAATGGATGATTCGAAGACTTCGATTCCCCATGATGTCCTTCCCCTGGCGAATTCAAGCAGTAGCTGCAGATCGGTTAAAGGAAACATGATCACACCCCCACATCATCCTTCACGAAGAAGGCGGCCTGGTCAGCCGCTTGTGCCGGCGCCGTGCCGGCCCACCGATAGCTGACATCCCCAGCGGCGCTGGCGTCGTAATCATACCGGTAGACGCCAGTAGAAACCTTAGTAATGGCACCACCAGCATATGTCAAAGTGGCCAAAGCGCCATTCGGAGCGCGTAAAAAAAGGGTCACGGCGGCAGGATCCGTAACCACTCCAGATACTGTGAATGTGGCGGTCAATCGTATTAGATCACCCCGATCATATGTGGTCATGGCGTTGACTCCGTCGGTGATATTGATGCCGGCAACTCCACGGTAACTATAAGATCATGTGCCACCATATCCGATGCCTGACAGTCAGGGCCAGTTTCAGTTCCACCGATATTCGCCATCAAAGCCACACTTAATGCTATGGCATTTGCGCTGCCGTCCACGGCGCTGGCATTCGCCACCAGCTGGGCCGATCCGGTGGCCGATGCCAATAGGCTGGCGCCAGTCGATGCTTCCGCCAGAAGCATCGTCGAGGTCTGAACCATGGCTGCCAGGCTGGTGGTGATGGAGACTGTCACCGCCAGGCTGTCACCGATGACGACTTCTCCGGGTTGCGATTGATAGTTCAGGCTGACATCTTGGCCAGCCAACAGGATGGCACCAGTGCCCGCAATGATGGATCGACTGACAGCGAGTGAGGCTGGCTGACCAGTCAGAAAAAAGTCGCCAGTTCCACCGATAATCGGCTGGCCATAAATTAGTCCGGCAGATGATCCGGTCAGGATAAACGAACCGGTTCCACCTATCAGTGTCCGCTGAGCATGCAAGGTGACGGCATTGCCAATCAGCGCGAATGCACCGACTGATGCTGACAGGTTCCGGCCCTGGCGAAGCTGTGCCGCTGATCCAGTCAGGGCAAAAGCGCCAGAATCGGCGATGATCACCGAACCAACGGCCAGACCGGCAGCATTTCCGCTGAATGTGAAAGTGCCGGCATCAGCACTGATAAAACGGGTTCTGATTAACGATACAGGTGATCCAGTTAGGGTGAAGGCACCGCCTTCACCTGACAGGAATTTTCCATGGCGAAAATCAACGGC